TGCCAAGAAGAAGGACATGAAAGAAACTAAATCAACTACTGCTAAGAAGAAGATGACCAAGAAGTCATCTAAGAAATCCAAGTAAGGAGACATCATGACAGAAGAGAATAAGTTTACAGAAGTTCCTACAAGGTTTGTTTCTAAAACTATGTACAACCCTAAGATGGTTTTGGTTCACCTTGATCAGATGAAGGATTGTATTCAGGAACTACAATCGTATGTTCTTCAGATTGGGGAACGATTGAATCAATCGGAAACAAAGAAATCCAAGAAAGAATAAGGAGTCTTCTATGAGAATAATAGGTTTCGCTGGGTACTCAGGTTCAGGCAAGACATATTGTTCTCAATATGCAAAGACTTGGTGTGAGAAGAACGGATACAATCCTATAAATGTATCCTTCACTAAAGTGTTGGTTGGTAAAACCCAATCACGCAAGCAACTTCATGAACAAAGTTATGATGAACTTGCTCTCGCACTTCAGAATATGCGTGAGGAAGAGAAGGTTTATTATGCCAAACTATGTGAGTTTGGTCTTGAATCTGAGTTCAAGGAGACTGTCGTCCTAATAGATGACATCTCTTTTCTAGATGACATGAAGTTCATCAAAACACATAGAGGTTCTACTTGTTTCGTAGAAGCAAGTGCGAGACTTGGAAACATCCAAGACACACAAGAGAATCGTTTAGCGAAATGCGTGACTACAGGTAAGTATCCACTCACTATGTTTCAACGCATAGTTGATAATAACGGCAGTCCTAAAATGTTCAAGAAGATACTTGACCATGTCCTCCCCAATCTATTATGTGAATAGGAGAAAGAATGGCACTATTTGACAACATAGAGCGTGGCGAAATAGAAGATATCGTCAAGCGAAAACTAAAAGGAAATATCTTTTGTAATAGTCTAACAGCAACCACTACCGTTACTGCTGAACAAGTTATTGCGACTGAGTTTCTTGGTAGACTACAAGGACAGGTCTCGGTTCCTGTAAAGAACACAGGTGCTTCTATTCTCTACAAGGGTACTCCTGTTTACATTACAGGAACAGTAGGAGCAACCACTACTCTTGAAGTAGAGCAAGCATTTGCTGACGATCCAAGCAAGATGCCAGCAGTTGGACTTGTACTTGACGATTCTATTGCTGTGAATGGACAAGGACATGCTGTTATACTTGGAACTATTTCAAAAGCAGATACGAGTGGAACGGGATGGACTGTTGGTCAAACTCTTTATGTTGCTCCAAGCACAGACCCTATCGCACTCAACGGGTTGACTATCACTCGTCCTACCGCAGCAGGAGACCTTGTACAGAATCTTGGTCGTCTTGGTAGAATCAACTCCAATACAGGGGAGATTATTGTAAGCGGTTCGGGAAGATCAAATGATGTTCCCAATACCATTTCTACGGATATAGATTATACAGGAACTCATGACTTTACTGGTGCTACAGTTCTTGGTGCTACTAACTATGTTGCCAACCCAAACATAAAGAATGATATGAATGCTCTTGGAGAACTGACCGCTGCAAACTCAGGTGGTTCTACATCGTTTACTACTACCTTTATTGGAACCACAGAGTCACTTTGTATTGCTAACTCAGGCACAGGAACAAGTGCTACGGGAAGAGCATTCGTAGGATTAGCAGCAAGTGATGCCATAGAGTTTGGTACAAGAGCAATCTCTTATACTGCTGTACATAGTATTCCTATTCTATCAAACGGAACTATTCCTTTCACGGTAAGATCAGGATTTCTTGATAGCAACTCAGGAGCAGGAGTAGATGGAGCGTATTTCTTTTATCAGCATCTAACTAACAGCGGAAACTGGTCAATCGTTACACAGAGTAATAGTATTGGTCCTGCTCCCGTAGATACTGGAGTTGCTGTTGTTGCGGGATCGTGGTATAAGTTTAGAATAGAAGTGAATGCTGCTGGAACTTCGGTCAAATACTACATCAACGGAACCCTTGTTCACACAGAGACAGCATCTATTCCCACGGGTAGTACAAGACGACTCTCCGCAGGGTTTGGTATTATCAAATCAGCATCGGGTTCGTCTGCTTCAAGATCACTTTATACTGATTACTTTGAAGTTGCTATGGAAGGATCAACACGATGAGATGGGCAATACTGGATGAAGAGGACAAAGTAGTTTCTATCGTAGAGCAGGATGATCGTCCCGCAAATGGTGTCAAAGCACATACGACATCTGACTGCGAAGTTGGTTGGAAGTGGAATGGATGGGATTTCAATCCACCCAAATGGACAGCATACGAGTTTCTAAATCGTTTTACATCTACTGAAAGAGCAGCGATTCGTGCTGCTACTACCGATGCAAATGTTGCTGACTTTCTTATGCTAGCACAAGTTGCTCAAGAAGTTATTGCGAATGATCCCGTTACCATAGCAGGAATGGATTATCTTGTTCTAATGGGTTGTATTACATTAGATAGGAGAAATGAGATACTTCGTGGATGATATTATTGTCACAGTAGATTGGTTTGATTGTGAAGATGCTGCGTCTTACATGATGGGAAAGATGTGTAACTTTTCTTCTTGTCATGTAGGATTGTGTTGTGAAGATAAGTATCTCTTTCCAACTGCTTCAGGTAAATCCAAATGGCATAAAGCAGAAGTCGTCTACTACCACTACACTCCGCACAAAAGAATATGCTTACTCGGTCGTGAATCCGAAGGGTGGAAAGAAAAGTGTGTAGGTAAGGAACTGAGTTCACCATTTTGGAGATGTATTACTGAACCAATATGGATGATTCATGACATGGGTGTAGCAATCACTCCTCCTTCAAGATACATCTGTGTTGATCTTATAGCAGAAATCTTGACAAGTCTTGGCATACAGACAGAATCAAGAACTCCATTAGCGTTTTATAAAGAACTACGATATCATCCCCATAGAATAGGATAGGAGATTACATGAATAAAAAGGACTATCCATATGTGTCCAAGGAACTTGTTGATGCGTTGAGAAAGAACTTCCCAATGCCAACATATACTCTTGATAAAGACATACGAACGATAGATTACATTTCGGGTCAGCAATCCATGATTGAGTTTCTTGAATCAATAAACAACAAGCAAAAGGAAGGAGGAAACTAAATGGCAAAAGGAGTTCCCGAACCACCATCAGAAGCAGAGATCAAAGCAGCAGAAGTAGAACAAGAACGCCGTATTGCGTTTGAAGAAGAAAAAAGACAATACCTTGCGAATGTCGGTGCGTATGAAACCATGGCACAGACTTATCTTATGCGATCACAAGATACTTCCTTTGAGTATCAAGACCCTGACGCACAGACTCTTCCTCCACCCGAAGCACTCAGAGTTCCTGAAAGGTTTCAAGCAAGATCGCTTGAAGAAGCAAATGCTTTAGAACTACAGGGATATGATTGGGCAGACGCAGAGAACCTTGGATATAATCGTGAAGAAAGAATAGAAACTCAACGAAGTGCCATGCTTTCAAACTATTATGGTAGACTTCTTGATGAACTGCGAGGTGGTCTAACTGATGAATTCACTCGTTACTTTACCACAGGAAACTATGCTGGTGCTAGAGGACAAGGATATCTCTATACTGTTAGAGAAGCAACTCGTCAAGCATTAGATAATGCTAGAAACATGACCACGGAACAGATTGCTCGGGGTGAATATCTACGAGGTACTCGGTTGGAAGGCGGATACTACGGAAGTATGGCACAAAACTATATGCAAAGGTACTTCCCTGACATTGAGAGGTACATGGCATGAAAAGTGAAATAGAATCAGAGTTTCAAAAGTTAGATCAACGAAGACATAATAAGTTGATGAGAGCAAGGGATTGTGCTCGTCTAACAGTTCCAACTCTATTTCCCCGTGAAGGATTCACAGAGTCCATGGACTTGCCTGATGTATTCTCAAGCATGGCAGCAAGAGGAGTAATGTCTCTTGCGTCCCGTATTGTGTCTGCGATGTATCCTCTCAATCAGCAACCCTTCTTTACATTTGAACCTGACATGAAGTTCATTCCTGAAGGTGCTGATATCAACGATATGCTTGCCTCCTTGTCTCGTCTAGACAAGAAGATCATGAACAAGTTGTCCCATACGAATCTTCGTCAGGAACTATTTGTTCTTATGCAGCACCTCATCGTTCTTGGTGATGCTCTCTTTGAGATACAGGATGACTATCAGTTCCGTGTCCACCGTGTAGATCATTTCGTCGTACAGAGATATCCTGATGGTCGCATCAAGAAGATTATTCTTCGTGAGTGGGTTGACCCTGAAGCACTTCCCGAGGAGTGGGAATATGCCATGGGTGAATCGGAGCATCGTGCTTATAGCGAAACAGATTACGATACTTTTGCTACATCCATCAACGGAATGAATAATGCTCCATCAAGAAACCACAAACCATTCTACACCAAGATTGAATGGGAGAATGATAGACAGGTTTGGGAGTGTGTAAAAGAATATTGTGGAGTTGAAGTTGATAGAGGTGAGTTTACCGTCTGTCCTTATATCCCACAGTCATGGAGTAGAATCGCAGGAGAAGACTACGGTCGTTCTCTTGTAGAGGAACACATCGGAGATATTCGTACTCTTGAAGCACTTACCAAATCACTTGTTGAAGCGGCAATGGCAAACTCCGAACACCGTATTGGTATTGATCCAAACGGTATCACAGAAGTAGATGACCTTTTGGATTCACAGAATGGTGACTTTGTTCCTGCTAGACAGACCGATGTATTCTCCATTCAGTTGCTTCGTCAGATTGATCTTGGTCCTATGGCAGCAATCCGTCAAGACATTCAAGCATCTCTCGGTAAGGTATTCCTACTTCAATCGGCAATGCAAAGAGATGCTGAGAGAGTTACTGCTACAGAGATTCGTGCCATGGCACAGGAGTTGGATCAGTCTCTTGGTGGTGTATTCTCAGGAATCGCACAATCCATTCAGATTCCCATTGTCAAAAGAACAGCTATTCTTATGGCAAAAGACAAGTTGATTGATACAGAAATCGTCAAACTAATACAGGATGATGGTATTCTATCGCTCAAGGTACGCACAGGTCTTGAAGCACTCAACCGAGAAATAGAATCATCCTTGCTCGTCCAATGGGCAAGTCTCGCTATGTCCAATCCAGCACTCCAAGGATTCGTAGATCAATACGGATTCCTTACACGCATGACTACATCCATGGGTCTTGATACCGCAGGACTTGTAAAGTCTCCACAACAACTACAAGCGGAGCAACAGCAAGCAGCGCAAGCATCTATGCAAGCGATGGTACAAGAACAAATGATCAATAGCATGGGTGCTATAGCAGAAGAAGGTGCTGCTGCTAGTATTGAAGGTTCAGCACAAGGAACACCGCAATAAATATTTTAGGAGAAGAAGTTATGGAAGAACCAAACAACAACGATATTGAACAGAAAGAAATAGAATCAGTTGCGATATACGCAAACGCCAATCCCGAAGCACTCCCTGAACAGTTCAAGGGTGATCCCAAGAAGTTTATTGATTCCTACAAGGAACTTCGTAAGACCCTGACAAAGACACAGCAAGAACTTGCTAACGAAAGGAAGAATAAGACCGTTGCTCAACCGTTGGAATCGCAGCAAAGTACGGAAGATGCACCACCTCTCTCCGTTCCTCAAACACCACAAACCCCGCAACAACCTTCCCAAGAAGAATGGAACAAGTGGGGAGAAGAACTCCGAACCCAAGGAACCATTTCTCCCGAATCCCGAGAACAAATAAAAAAGAAATACAATCTTCCTGATCAGATGATTGATGAGTACATTCAGGGTGTACACGCAAGAGCAAAGCAAACCTCTCAGCAAGCAGCAGAGTTGGTTGGTGGAACTGAATCCTTGAAGACAATCATGAAGTGGGCAAGTGAGAAACTAACTGATGCCGAAAGAGCGATGGTCAACGACCAACTAAGAACCTCAAACTGGCAGACAACTCTTCTTGGACTACAAGCAAGAATGAATAAGGAATCACCAAACCCCACTATGAATGAACCAAAAGCACAGTTCAATAAAGTAAATGCTCCATCATCTCCTGAAATCACGCCATTTGCCAATCGCAAAGAAATGACATGGGCAATCCGTGATAAGAGATATGGTGTTGATCCAAAGTATACTCAGTTCGTACAGGAAAGAATCCGTATTTCAGGTACTAATAGGGATGGAATATGATACGGTATGTCATGATACTGATTGCTTCGTGCGTACTCACTATGTCTATTGCCATCTGTGGAATCAAGAATATTATAAGGAAATCAAATGATTGAATACATCAAGAAGAACAAAGTCTTTATGTCTGTACTTTCTCTTACTGTTCTGTTTGCTATCTTTGTGTGTGTAGCACAGGGTTGTAACATTCAAGAACTGATCAGCGTTGATGCTCCTCCTGCCGTTCTAGCGGTAGCAGAGGACATTCCCGAAGGCAAGATGAGTCTTGCCGATGTAGATTACGCTTGGAACGAGTGGAATCACTATGTGACTACAAACACAGAACTCTTCAGGAATGCTGTAGAAGATGCTGAGAGCAGATATCTCTTTGTTGAATCACTTACCAATACTGGACTTGGTGTTCTTCAAGGAGCAGGAGAGTCCTTTCCTATGGGTGGGATTATTCTTTCCCTACTCACAGGTGGAACAGGATTGCTTCTCAAGAGACCAAAGGAAGATGCTAGAGTTGCTGCTGAGAAAGAAGCATCTTTCAACAAGGGTATTGAAGTCGGTAAGACTCTAGTCGCAGATATAAAGAGCAACACTTGAAATAAATCTCTCTGATATCAGGGAGTTTCGCTACCCACTTTGTTAGTACCCCCCGTCCTAACAGAGTGGTTTTCTTTCTCTTCTCGGTTTCTCTCAGGGAAACTTGAGAGAGACTTTTTGAATGGTTGAAGACCTCGTTGGACCCGTTTGGATAATCCAGAGATAATCGGATACAGTTCGTTTCGTTTCTCGTATTACCTAACTTTTACTAAAGGAAAAAACACATGGCAACTAGCAACACGCTACGGTTCCTACAGAACCAAGCGAATGCTTCGCCCACTCCAACAGACCTTCTTCTTCCAGTCTTTGGTGGCGAAGTTATCGCTGCATTTGAGGAATACAATCAGTTCCTCCCTCTCGTCAACTATAAGTCAATGACTTCAGGCAAGGACATGAAGTTCCCTGCCGTTTGGAAGATCGGTTCAGAATACCACGAAGCGGGTACTGAACTCCTCGGTATGGATGTTGATACCAAGGAATACACCATTTCTCTTGATGACCGTCCTCTCGTCTCTCACTTTGAGGTTGACGATATTGATGTGTCCCTTGCTCACTATGACATTCGTAGCGAACTTGCTATGGAATGTGGTCGTGAAATGGCAAGACAAATGGATCGCAAGATTGCTGCTCTTCTCTTGAATGCTGCTGCAACTGCTGCTGATACTGGAAGCAACAACTTCCCAATCGGTGGTGACTCTTACACCACATACGACAACTCTGCTGACTTCACCGCAACCTTTGACACCGAGCAGGATGCTGCCAACCTCATTGAGGCAATCGGCGATATCGCTCGTCGTATGGATGAGAAGGATATTCCTGCGGGTGATCGTGCTTGCGTTGTAAAGGTTGGACTCTACTACGCTCTCCGTAAGTTGGGTCTTCCTTACTACACTTCTCCTAATGTCGTATATCCTGCTGGTGGTGCTGTCTTTGGTAACAATCAGTACGGTTCCGCTGGTCCTGCCATTCAAGACCCTCAGGGATATCAGCGTCCAATTGATGTCATGGGTGTTCCTGTCTATTCATCCAACCATCTCCCAACTGCTACCATCACAACTGGTCCTGCTAAGTACCAAGTTGCCAATGGTGACAAGGTTGGTGGTGTAATGTTCCACAAGAGTGCTATTGGTGTATGCCAACTCGCTGGTATCACCTCTGAATCCTTCCGTGATGTTCGTCGTCAGAGCGACTTCTTCGTCGCTAAGATGTTCATGGGTGGTGGTGCTCTTCGTCCTTACGCTGCTTACCGTATCGGAAAGAACTAATAGAAAGGACTAACTAACTATGGCAAACACTACACTTTATCCATACACAGAGACTGCGGCAGTCAACCCAATCTCCACTATTACTGTAAACGACAAGAACTTCGGTAGACAGCACTATCTCGGTAGTCTTGCTGCTGGCGATGTTCACACCTTTACTATCGCTAACTTCCCTGCTTTCTTTACCGTTACTGGTAATGGAGCAACCAACACGAAGGATATCATCGGTATCATCTGCGCTGTTGATTCGGGAAGTGTTGAGGTCATCAGCGGTGACGGTCTTGCTCTTTCAGGAGGCGGTGCTGAAGATATTGATGTTACTATCTCTTCAGGAGTTGTAACTCTTACACCAAACGCAACCTTTGAAACCAAGGACATCTACATCGCTCGTTTCGCTTGATATGTCGTAATACATTTCAAATACATGAACCACAGGGACTAACCTCCCTGTGGTTTATTTTTGTCTTTTTATAAGGAGAACAAATGGGATCACTATCCAAACTTGCAGCAGTCAACCGAATGCTTGTAGCAGCGGGAGAGTTTCCCGTTTCAACCCTTACCGTCACAGGTTCCAACGATGTCACAATCGCAGTACAGATTCTTGACGAAACTGCTACTTTGATTCAAATGGCAGGAACCAATACCAATACACTATTCACAACTCTATCCCCCGATACTAGTGGTAAGATTTATGTCGCTGATAATATCATCAGTCTTGATACCACAGGTTTCAGTAGAGATAGAAGTGTTGCTCTTGAAGGAAGAAATCCTACTTATCTGATTGATTTGGATAATGAAAGAACAAGTACATTCACTCAGGGTACAGAACTTGAAGTCAAACTTGTTCTCAATATTCCTTTTGATGATTTGGAAACAGCAGATCAATATGCTGCTACTGATATTGCTGCTCGTAGATATCAGTTTCTCACAGTAGGAGATAAGAATGTTGATGCTGTTCTACAGGAACAAGCACTTCTTTCTCGTATTCAAATGAGAGCGAAAGATATTCGTGCTAGAGACGCTAACTTTACAAGAAATACAAAGTCATCATGGGGAGCAATTGGTACAAGACGCTTGATTGGTCCTTGGTGATAGAGGAGAAATAACATGACAATGGTAAGAACCATAATCCCTGACATGGTAGGAGGAGTCTCAAGACAACCTCATACAGTCAGATTTCGCAATCAGATGCAGGAATGTACCAATACTTTCATTCATCTATCCACAGGGTTGGAGAAGCGTCAGGGATCAGATTTCGTTGCTAACATTACCGATCCTACAGGAGATGTAAAGATTCATTGGGTTGACCGTAGTGTCACAGAAAGATTTATCTTTATCTTCAAGCAAGACGGAACTACTCCTTTATACATTTATACCGTTGATGGTACTGCTTGTAGCATTACATACGACGCAGGAACGATTACTGAACTCAAGGCATATCTAAACACAGCACCCGCTAATATTCGTGCTGTATCCTTTGATGATACCACTATCGTTCTAAACCGCAGCACCACAACTGCTGTTAGTGCTTCTACTACTTCCTATCTGTATCCTGCTTCAACAGGTACAGAAGTAGATGTCTCAAGCAATCCTCACAACAAACTATCTTGGGAAGAGTTTGATCTTCCTCCAACAGCAACTGGTGAATATTGGTATGCGAGAGATGATGCTCTCGGTCATCCTGCGGGATATTACATTTCTCTTTCTACCACTACCCAACCATGGTATGAGAGAGTACAGACACCATATGCACAGTCGGCATACGATCCCGACACAATGCCTATACGCATCGTTCAGACGGGTGCTACGACCTTTACAGTTGAACAGATACCATGGAAACCAAGATACTCAGGAGACTCTATAACGAATGCTCCTGCCTCATTCGTAGGCAAGACTATCTCAGATATCTGTATTCATCGCAATCGTCTATGGATGAGTGCTGGTGAGAATGTAGTAGGATCACAGATTGGTGATTATTACAACTTTTGGAATGACACTTATACTCAGATATCAGATACAGATGTTATTGATGTCCGTATTGGATCGTCACAAGTATCTACGATTGAGTATCTTGTTCCATTCAATAAAGCAATTGTGATCTTTACAGATGGAAACCAACAGTTTGAGATTCGTTCCCGTGAAGCGTTGACTCCATCCAATGTCGCAGTTATTGCTTCTACTGCCTATACATCACCCAAACTTGCCAAACCAATCATCGTTGGATCGCAGTTGTATTGGTGTGCGAATAAAGGTGCATACACCCAAGTCTATGAGTATATCTCTGATGATGCTGCTGTACAATCAGTTGCCACCGATGTCGCTGCTCATGTAGATGGATATATCAATAAGGACATGATCTACATGTCAGCATCCTCTGCTAGTGATTTGGGAATCATGGTTGATGGTGCATCTAACAGCATCTATGCTTTGTTCATGTATTGGCAAGGAGAGCGAAAACTACAGAATGCATGGTGTAAATTTGTTCCTGCTGACTCGGGTACAGTTCTATCAGCACATATCTTTCAAGACTTGATCTACACCCTCCACAGAAGCGATTCTGTATTGCGAATAAATAAAATTGAAACACGCTACTCTGATGCTTATCCATCCTATAAACCTCGCATTGACTCACAAAGAACAGTTACTGGAGTGTGGGATAAACCTACTAAGACAACAACCTTTACTACTCCCGTCAATACTAGGATCAATGCTGTGTTTCTTGGTAGCGATTGGGGAGTTCAGGAAGGAGTTTGGATTGAACCTACTAGTGTCACGACTGTGGGATCAGATAGTGTGGTGGTAGTTTCAGGAGATTGGACAGACTATGATTGTATCGTGGGATGTAACTACGAAAGTAAAGTAGAACTGTCTACTCAATATGTTAGGGATCAGAATGAAGTACCTTATGTTGGAACTCTACAGTTGAAGAACGCAAGTCTTTACCACAGAAATACTGGATACTTTGAGTTTCAAATTGATCCTGATACAACTCCTTCTTCTACAAGAATATTGAAGTATACAGGAAAGACTGTTGGTTCTTCCTTTATTGCTTCTCAGAATTCACTATCTGATTTCAATAGCAAAGAAACATTCAAAGTCATGGGATCGTCAGATGGAGTAGTTCTCAGTATCGTTTCCTCTCAACCATCCCCAATGAATATCACTAATATAGAGTTCAATACCAACTTTGTACAATACAAAACATCCCCTGCGGACAGATAAGGAGTAAACATGGGAGCAGAAGCAGCACTCGCAATTGCGTTGACTGCGATATCTACAGGTGTGTCTGTCGGTATGGCATCTCAAGCAAATGCTCAACAGAAGGCAATTGCCGAATATCAAAACAAACAGAAAGAATTGGCATATCGTAAGTCAGTAGCATTCAATAAAGCAACAGGACAGATCAAAGCAGCAGAACAGAAAAGAGTTCTTCAGATGCGCTATGATCTTATGAAGGGTGCGTCTGAAGCATCTGCTGCCGAAAGAGGAACCTTGGAGTCGCAGACACAAGTTTCTATTCTCAATGCTCTTGGATATCAGACTGCAAGAGAAAGTGCCAAGATTACTATGGAAGGAAACCTTGCCGATCTTGGATTCCAAATCAACGCTCAACCTCAATGGAATGTAGCATCGTCACAGAACACTATGCTTGCGGGTATTGCAGGAGGTCTTCAAGGTCTTCAACTTGGTTTGAATGTTGCTAGTGCTTATTCTGATTCCCAAACAGCACAACAGATTCAACAAGCAGGACAGACGACTAATGTAACACCACCCACAGGACAGGGTGGTCTGTATGAACCGTAATAGGAGAAACTATGCCAACTAGAAACTATCAACCAGTTACGCCATCAGGCGATCCAACTAATATTCTATCTTTGGTTTCTCCTGATATCAGTCTTCCTCAAGTCAACTTTACTGCACAGGTAGCAGTTGCTGAACCTGAGAATCAGTTTGAAACCCTTCAGCGTATTCTTGTAGCAGGAGCAGGAGCAGCAACTGCTGCTCTCAAATACAATGAGAATAAGATACGAAATGAACTAGCGATTTCTGCTGCTATTGAAAGACAACAGGAAAAGGAAGAAAGAGAAGAATACAAGAAGGAACGAAAAGATAACAGAGATAAAGCGTTGGAGAAGGAAAGACAAGATGCTGTCTTGAACTCCTACGATGCTCGTATTACTTCAGCACTTCTATCAGATAACTACGAAGAAGCAGAAAGATTGGGTAATGAGTTTGTGGGATTGTATCCTACCGATGTCAATCCCTACATGAGCACTAAAGCACTTGATCAACAGGTGAGAATCAAGAACGCTAAAAGAGCATATGATAATATGCAGGATAGGGAAGAGGATATTACTTCTGCGGGAGCAAGAGGTTTTGCTTTATCAGAAGTGCTTGGCAGGATTGAATCGTTGGAAGCAGAGTTTGCCAATCCCGAAACCCGTAAGAAAGTAATGGGTCTATTTACAGGAGAGGAACAAACTCTTCCACAGGACATGGTAACTTTCTTTATGGGAGGTGCGAATCCTGCAAAGATAGAACTACTGACAGAGAAAGATCGTATTGATCTTACTACTGCTATTCTTTCACGAACAAGCACACTCAGAACAAACATTATCAACGAGAGAAACAACGCTCGTCGGTATGCAAGAATTGAGAAGAGAGGTATGGCAGCAGGAGAAATCGCATTGACTTTGCTTGATACTCCTCAGGAAACTATTGGTAAGTTGGACAACCTATTTGCTTTCTTTAGTGATTTGGAAGATGATAAGCAAAGCGGGTTCATTACTCAAACTCAACAGAACAATCTTGAGAAAGGTCTAGTTGCTTCTATCGCTGCCAATGCTGGTAGAAAGACACCTGTTACAGGTGCTTTGAGTGTAGTAGACCTTATTCAAGATGGTATTGATAATGGAAGCATCCCACAGATTCGTGGTAATCAAGTAAAAGATGCTCTTCTTCGTAGAGCAGAACAAGAACTGATTGGTGAAATCAACAAAATAGTAATGGAAGCAGCAAGCAACGAGTCCTACACCGATCAAACTTCTCTTTATGAATCCTCTCCACAGACCAATCCTGCTATTGATATGATGAAGCGGTATGGAATCATAGAAGTAATGGAGGATGGAACCACAAGAACAAGAGCAGGGTATGAGAAACTTGCTGCTCGTCTTGAAACCTTCTCACAGGAATGGCAAAGACAAGAAGCGTCATACCTCAAGACAGGTGGTATTGTTGGTAATGTAGCAACCATAGACCACAACTTTATGATTGATGATACCGTCAAGGGTATTGATAACGCTCTCTCTCAGGATGTTACTCTTACTCCTTCGGATAGAACCCTTGCGATGACCAATGTTGCTATTCAACAGTTCAACGGGTTCTTGGCATATGCGGGTGATCCTGTCAACAGAGAGAAATATGTTGTTGCTTTGAAAAGGGTTGCTGATAAAGAAACAGCACAAATTGTTACAGAAGCAGGAACCGATGTAGTTACCATTACCGTAGAAGGAGGAACAAAGTTTACCGTTCCTACCGAAGTAGCACAAGACCCTGTGTTCCGTGATATGGTTGCCATGGTTGCTGAACCCGACAAACTTGCTACCAAACTTATGGATTACTACAGCAAGGAAGTACAACCACAAAGTGCTGATATGACAGGAAGTGCTAACAGAAGTGTTTGGTTGTATGGTACTAAGTTGCTACTTGATCGTGTCATGACAGGTTCACAGAAGTCCATTGCCGACAATCCTAGCGCAGCAAGATCGTATAGTCGTTTGGAACTTGCTGATGTAGCACAGACAAAAGCAATTGATTTGAAAAAGAAATATAAGAGACTTGATAACATTCAAAGAGCAGTTGCTGAGAACGAAACAATGCAGTTGGTTGCTGCTAGTGAAAGCGTTCCTCCTGATTGGATCGGATATCTTGATGAATCTTATTTCTTTGCTGGTGCTTCTACCGCACAACTTGAACAGGGATACGATCTCATTCGTGGCAGTAGAGGTGTTGTCATAGATATGAATGGGAATGCTGTAAACTTTGCTTCAGTTGGTACTGTACAGTCGGAGATTTACATGTCAGAAAACAATCCAATCATGTATGACACTCTTGTTCTTGCTGATGGATTGGCGGTTGGAACCAATAAAGACCCAAGAGAGTTCCTTCCTGAAGCACATAGGATTGCTACACAACGAGCAGCAGAACTACAAGCAGCGAAGGGTGTTGCTGCTAAAAGTGCATTGGAACTTGTTCCTCAACCCGAGATCAACTATCTCACAGGGAAACCTATGCGTGATTCTACCACAATGACAGGTATGAGACAGGAAACCCTAAGAGATGCTTTCAATAAAACCTTCAACTATGACATCCCAAGAGTTCCCTTTGAGTATGCTGGTATTTCTAATGATCCTTATTTCACTATGGATATTGAGGATTACAATAGAATGAATACTGTATTCCAAGGATTTAGAGCAAAGGGATATGGTGATGATGCAGCAGTTCGTGCTTCCGTTGCCATGATGCAGCGTATGGGATATAAGGTCATAAAGAATGAAGGAACCGAAGGACCAAGAATCGGTCTCGTATTTGATCCATACAATGTCATTCCTCCACAGGAAGTAAAGGATAGTAGGGATTTCAAGGAATGGTTGGGAACGAAAGTTTCTCAATCTCTCGGAAGAGATGTATCTCTTCTACCAAACAGCGGTAATACAATCATCTATCCCACTACAGGTGACTTGACAAGACCCGATTCAACTGTTCCATTTGTTATACTCTTTAGAAATGGTGAAAGAGCAGAGTTTATTACAAATGGAATCAACCGTAATGAGTTTGAGCAATGGAAAGCAAAGCAAACAGAACTTCTTAGAGCAAGGGGTGAAGCAGGACAATGACACCACAAGATACACTAAGACTATCGCCAAGCAGAATTGGTACTGGTACAAATGTAAGAGCACCCGAAACTGTTACAGATCGTGAAGAAGTATCACAACTTATCCCTGATGTAACTCCTCAGCAAATGATTCCCATTTGGAGGGATAGCACAGGTGCTGCTACTTATGAACAACCTGAGAACTACAACTGGTTCTCTGCTATGTCAGATCGTCGTCTATACGCTCAGACACAGGGTGGAGCAGGGTATTGGATCGGTGGTAGAACTCCTGCTCGTATGTTCTACGAATGGAGTATTGGTGACTACCAAGGGTCTGAGATTGATCAGGAATGGGTAAAGAATGTTGAGAACCCTGAAGTTGTTGATAAGTGGTTGAGTACTACTCGTAGCAATATTGGTATATCAGAACAACTTATCATAGAGGACTTTGGTCAGGATGCTCTTGAGGATGCATTCAGGAGTTCTGTTAGTTTTGACAACTATAATGCCAAGATTCAATTCATGCTTGACTCTGCGGAAGCAAAGAGAAGAATAGAAGCATATGATGAGAGTTCTTCGTGGGGTGGATATATTGGCACAAAGGTTCTTTCTGCCATTGGAAACTACATGGTAACAGACCCACCAACCACAGGTATTACAATTGCTACTATTGGTACAGGTACTCTCCTTCCTGCTGCTGCTCGTAGTTCCTTTATAGCAACAAGACTTCCTTGGTTGTCAACTCCACTACAAGCAGCAAGATCGTTTCAAATTAGTCATGGTGTTGGACTAGCAAGAGCAAACTTTGCTTATGGTATTATTGATGGTTCATTGGCAGGATATGCCTACCACCTTGGATACAATCAGGATCAAACTATTCTTCATGGCAACAACGCTCTACTTGACGAGAATCCTCTTGATGATATTGCTCTTGGTGCTTCTCTCGGTCTTATAGGTGGGTGGATTGGATATCGTTTGGGTTTGAGTAATGTTTCAAGACAGCAAGCAATAGAATCTGTTGCTCAGTCTATGGGAACTATTCCCCATGAACATGCGTTGGATTACGCTACAAGATATGTGACGAATCATGGACAACTTCTACGAACTGCTCGTCGTGCTGGTGTAGAGGTTGCTTCTCCTTTCTATAGAAATATGCAAGATACCAACTTCCTACGCAATGCAGGATGGCGATCTCCTGAAGAAATCAATGCTCTTACTGCATGGGTCAAGAAGAATAGACCAACTACAGCAGAGTTGGAGAAAGTTGTCAATAGCAAACTTGCAAGAGAAATCAACGGTACTGTTGAGTATTGGAAGTTTATCAAGGACACAACAAGGAAGAGTCTTGAAACAAACCCTGACCTTGTAAAGAGAGTTGATGGAGTAGTCCAAATTGATTTCTCAGGTAATGAATCTTTCTTCCTACAGCAACTTCGTGAAGGAACAGAAGATGTAATGGGAACAAACGCAAGACTCAGAAGAGCATTGGAAATATCCTCCATTGGGGAACCACGACAAGAAGCAGCAATCCTTGATGACATTGCTGAAATTTATTCCTTCTTTACCACACGATCAGGTGTTACAGAATACGATCTTCATCAGTACATTTGGGCAAGAAGTAGTGATCCGCTCGGTCTTCGTGAGGATTTGAATCTTCTTCTTGATTTCGCTAGACGAACTGGTAAAGAAGAAATGGACATTATTGAGAAGCACTTCCCCACTATCCGTGGCAAGACTGCTGGTAAGAGAGTTGAAACTGTTCTTGCTGAACTAGACACAGGTCCAGCAGCAGAAAGGATAACTTATGGTGCAGATGGGTATCCTGTTATGGTTCTTGAAAAGCAACATATTCTTGATGAGACCGCAGAACTTCTTCCTTCAGAGAAGTGGAAGACTGTTCCCGAAGCAATCAAAACACGAAAAGGTATTATTGAGAAGTTTGAGGATTATCTAGGAAGAGCAGAGCGTAAGAGAAGTGGTGCAGAACTTACTGAACTAGACAAGAAAAGAAATCGTCTTGACAGAGAAATCCTTGAAAGACGACAAAAGTTCAGAGAGTTGTATGAAAAGGGTGAGATGTCCGAAGAAAGATATCTCTTTCTAGATAAACTTGCGGGTGGTCTACAGTCATTGCTGACAAGTCGTACTCAAATAATCAGAGATACTATAACATATTCTCGGAATATACTAGACGATCCATCAAGAGAATTCACAGATATTCTCGGTGACCTTGATATACTTGGGGATGCTGTCAAGCAGGATAAAGAAATCAATGGTCTAGTACTGAAAAGAATCATTGATCCTTCTTCTCTCACTAAAGAAGAAGAGAAGTTCCTTCGTACTCGTAAGATGGGTAGAGTAGGAAAGATTAGAGATAGAGTATCAGAAGTAGTAGGTACAGGTGCAGATAAAGTCTTTGAAGAACTTCAAAGAGTTCGGGTTGATATAGAGAATATCTTGAGAAGAATCGGTGATCCTGACAGTCCATTGATTCAACTCGTTGAAGAAGCATCCGAAGAAGCAGGCGATATTAGATTGAGTATCTTGGGAAGGCAAGTGAAAGAAATCTTTGATGATATCTCAAATGACATGGAGAAGTTTGTAGAATCAGCAAGAAACTCAGCAGCAGCACAACTTTACAATCGTTCGCATGGAATGTTTTCTCTGGAGGATACTGTAAAGTTTGCAAGAAATAGTGGTAAGGAAAGACTCAATAGGTTCAGAGCAGCACACAGACTATGGCGAGATTCCTTGAGTAAATCAGGAGAGTTTGAATCAGAGTTCCATACTTACGGTGCTAATCTTGAAGCAGGATCACCTGTAGCAAGGTTTGAAACTTTTATCAATTCAACTGATGAGCAACTTCTAATAGCACACCAAAAGTTTCTCAAGGAGATTGGTGATCTTGCTAATGAGAGTGGTGGGATTTCTATCAATCCCGAGTTCCTTGAAAGACTTGAACTTCAACTTAGACAGCGGTTGCTCAAAAATGATCTACTCAGACAGCGTCTAAGGAACGGTATGCTTGCTGAACAAATGGGACTTCTGAACGCAAGAAGTAGTGCTATTTCACAGGATGCAAGATTGATTGATGGTCTTCTACCATTCCGATCCCGAACTAGCGTTGGAGTAGATGAGACACGACCAGTCCTTTCAAGAACAAGTATTGTTGATGATGTTAGTGATCAAGCATCTTTTGACGATGTAGTAGAAGTTACTACTGTCTTTGACAAGCACGCAGTAGACGAACTAAACTACAATGCTCGCATGAACGAGGATATGCAGAAGTATAGAAATGTCAGACGACAACAAGTGTTTGATATCAATGATCCTCTTGCTACCAAGTATACAAGAACTGTGTCAGAGTTCCAAAGACTTGCTGATGCAGAGACCATACTCATTGGACTTCGTAATGCTATTCCTCAAGATCAACTCGTAGCAGGAAATAGAATCAATCTTCTAAATGTCCTAAGAAACCTTGGTGCTGAACTCGGAGAAGATGGATCATTGATTATAAATGGAGAAGCAGTTGGTAGACTTCCTATGGGTCTATTTGATGATGGTGGTGATATGCTTGTTGATGACCTACTCAATGCTGTTTCTAGTGCCATAGAATCTACAAAGAAACAAAAGCAAAAGTTGAACGACCTTGTCGGAGAAGGTGTTATCAACAAACAGCAATATGATAATATCATCAAAGGAATGGGTGGTGATGTTGAGGGTGGTTGGTCATTTGCTACTGCCAACTCTGCTGTTGTAGCACTCCGTCAGATTCCGATGTTGAGTTCTCTTGCCACCTTGGGTGAGAGGATGTTGCTATTGTCCATGGATGTCCAAGGAGAATCAGCGTCTAAACTATGGTTCAATAAGGCATCAAGACAGATCAAGGGAATGAATGTCATGGAACAAGTTCTTATGTTCTCCAATCTCATTGACAGTCCCCATGTTCTCAAGAGAGACTTTGGTAATATCGTAGATATGAACCTATTCTCTGCTCAAGCAATCAGAAACAACAATGCTCGTCAAGCAAACAAAGTCATCAAGCAGTATAAAAGACTACATGAGAAGCACAAGATTACTGCTTTTGAGAATGAAGTAGCAATAGACATACTCATTAGTGGTGATAGATCGTTGATCAATAAAGTTGACCCATCAAGACAAAGGATTGTCTCGGAACTTGTAGACATGACCGAAAAGTTCTTCAGGGGGTTTGGTGACGATACAAGTGAAATTGTTGGTTCTGCAATGACTCCTAAAGCACTAATAGAAACTCTAAAAGACAATGCTATTCGGTTCAATACTCCTGCTATCTTGAATAATAGAAATGCTATTAGAGCAGCGGTTCGTTCTAATCTAACAAGATATCTGAATCAGAGTATTGATGAACTGAGTAATCCTAATGTTGGTGTTGTACCAACATGGAGCAGTACTCTCAAAACTATGGGTACAGGAACAATTCCAACTCTTGCAGATGTTGATAATGCAATTGTAAATGCAAGAACTGCGTCTGACCTTATGGGATTGTTTCAAGATCAGTATAAGATGCAGGATATTTCGTACAGGTTCTTTGAACTACTATCAGAAGTAACAGATACTGAAGTTGCTGCTATGCGTAATGTTGGTGATCTTCAGGCAACTCTGCGATCTAAAATGGGTAGTAATACCATGAGACAAGTCATTGCAGATACAGAAGAGTCTCTTCTAGAAATGATGGATAGATCAAGACGATATGCAAATGCCAAGAACAACAAGTTCAATGTTAGTCCTATGAGCATGGCAGGAATTCGTTTGTGGGATAAAGATGGAACAAGAAACTTTATGCGTAGACTTATGCTTGAACCTGACATGCTTAGGTATCAGATTCG